GCAGCAGGTTTACTTCCTGCGCCTGAAGGAACTTAATTATGGGCAAGGCACAGACACTATCGCAACTAAACAGACCTGTTGCATATAACTCGTCAACAAACGTAACAACCATTCGCTCTGGTGCAAGCGACACCACGGCTATTACGGTTGATGCCTCACAGAACGTATTGGTTACAGCGCCTTCGAGCTTAGGTTATGGCACAGGCGCTGGCGGTGCAGTTACACAGCTTACGTCAAAAACAACAGCGGTTACGTTAAATAAACCGACTGGTCAGATTACGACGAATAACTCTAATATAGCTAGTGCAGGAACTGCAACCTTTCAAGTTAATAACACACTAGTTGCAGCCACTGATTTAGTTATTGTTACAATACTTAACACTAGTATAAGCAGCCCATCAAACTATAGAACTGACGTTGTTTCTGTGTTTGCCGGTGGTTTTTTTGTTAGGCTTACAAATACATCTGCGGGCAATCTTTCCGAAGCGGCTGTAGTTAATTTTGCTGTAATTAAAGGAGTAAACGCATAATGCATAGAATCGTAGTTGACGTACAGACAGGCGAGGTAACTCAGGTTGAGTATACAGCCGAAGAACAGGCTGCCTATGACGCGGCGATAGCAACACAAAATGAAGGAGCATCACAATGACAATCACCCTTGACGGCACACTGGGCATAACAGCACCCGCGCCGGAAGTATTACAGGGCTCGACCTCTGGGTCAATCACGCTCGCCGTCCCCGCGGTAGCGGGCAGCAACACGATCACCTTCCCAGCGGTCACTGGGTCGCTAGTTGTGGCCGGTCAGACTAGTGCCATCACAAGCGGCACGTCACAGGCATCTACATCAGGCACTAGCATTGACTTTACTAGCCTTCCGTCTACAGTTAAACGTATTACAGTAATGCTTAACGGGGTTTCTACTTCTGGCACATCAGCGGTACAAGTTCAATTAGGTACAAGCGGGGGTGTTACAACTACTGGATATGTAAGCCAAGTGTCAAACTCCTCTACGCTAATTACCTCGACAACCGGATTAGTAATTTGGGGCGCACTTGCTACTGACACGCGAGTCGGCGTAATGGTAATAACAAACATAACCGGAAATACTTGGATTTGTTCTGGGTTAAATTTTTCTTCTGCTTCTGCAAATGGTAATGGAAATTTTTCTGGAATTATCGCTTTATCTGGTGTGCTAACATCGGTTCGCATTACCACAGTTAACGGCACAGACACGTTCGACGCGGGTTCAGTTAACATTCTTTGGGAGTGATCTAATGAAAAACTTCATACTGGGTTTTCTAATTGCGGTCTCTGGCTCGGCGCTGGCGTACCAATGGAACGATAATGGCAGCCTGACGCTGACGGCAGAGGAAGTAGAGAAAACGCAGGCCATGATGATCCAGATGGACCAGAACTTTAATCTGGCGGTGGAGCACATCAAAGAACTTCAAAAAGCATTCGACGATTTGCAAAAATCCAAGTGCGTATAACTTAACTTAAACATTTATCAGGAGCAGTACTATGGCAGACGAACAGATCATTGAAGCACCGGCTAAGGCAAATAAAATCGTTGAGGACGTAAAGACCTTGACAGTTATCGTTTCAGAGCCAGAGCCAGAGCCAGAGCCAGAGCCGACCAAGCCTGTCAACCCCATCATCCAGATGGCAATTGACCAAGCAGCCGAGCGTCTGGCGCGCGAGACCGCGGAGTAACAGAGACATGGATATCCAGACACTTATCAATACGGTGTTGCCCCTGATCTGTGTGGCAATCGGCTGGTTCTGCAAAGAGCTTTGGAACGCGGTTCAGGAGCTAAAGGATGACCTCTCAGACCTTCGCGAGGACATGGCGATCAACTACCTGCGCCGCGAGGATTTCTCCAGCCGCTGGGACGAGATACTAAAGGCTCTTCACCGAGTAGAAGACAAGCTGGATACATTAAGGAGCGAGCACAAGTGATTCAACGACTAAAAGACTGGTTTCATAAGCTGATGTCCGGCAGGGACAACCACACGCCAGACCTAGGCCGGTACAGCTGGCTGCTTTCTATGTTCGTGGTGATTACCGCGGCCGTGTACAACGGATACAGCGCGGCGGTAATTGACCTAGAAAAACTGGCGCAAGGACTGTCTTTAGTTGTCGGCGCGCACGGCATAGCCCTATGGGCAAAAAAGGATACAGAACCCGATGTTGATAAACCCACTACCTAGCGTTGACTCGCTGGCAGTCAAACTGCTGGCGGTTATTTTTGTATTTGTCTCTGGGCTCTTCACAGGGCATCACCTGACAGCCAAGCTGTTCGAGGCCAAGGAACAAAAAGCCTTGGCCACCGTGGCGGTAAAGCAGGAAGCCATTGCGGTTCAGGGCGCTGTTGCCGTGACCAAGTACGTCAACAGCACAAAAAAGCTGACAAATAACTTACAGGCAACCCAGCAACAAATTCCAAGGGTGTTTGCTAAAAAGGAAACAAATGAAGCTACAACTAACTGTACTGTCCCTCGTGGTTTTGTGCGGCTGTTCAACGACACCGCGACTGGTAGTGCCTCAGCCCCCGACGGTTCTGATGCAGACACCGCCGACGTTGACCTTGCTACCTTACTCCAAGTCCTCACAACAAACAACGAAAAGTTCAACGAAGTAAGGGATCAGCTCATCGAGCTGCAACAGTTTGAAAGTCAGGCCACCAAAAAATAGTGCATAATGGGTGCGCACATTTTTTGGAGGGCTTATGAACACACGCGCAATTGGCGTCTCGGCGTATCTTTTCGTTTTAGCAAGTATTTTTACTTACCTATTCCAGCCGGATGACGTGGCTCAGATCGAGCGAGACATAATAAAGCAGACCATGGCAATCACACAATCCACGCTCAAGACCATCATAGGCTTTGAGGGCTTTAAAAACAGGGCGTACAAGGACACGGAAGGCTATTACACGATTGGCGTAGGGCACCTGATCAAGCCCGACGAGAAAAGCCTGATCAAGGCCACGCTGACGGAGGAGCAGGTTCACGACCTGCTGCGACACGATTTGAGTCTTTGCGAAAAGACAATCGACGAAGTCGTTAATGTTCCTCTCAACCAAAACCAATACGACGCACTGTACAGCCTGTGCTTCAACATTGGCGTACCAAAATTCCGCACGTCTTCAGTAGTCCGAAAGCTCAACGCTGGGGACTATCAGGGAGCCGCAGAGGCCATCCTTCTCTGGAATAAGCCAGAGGTGCTGGTCAAGCGAAGGAAAGCCGAGAAGGCTTTGTTCTTAGCAGCTTTATAGGGCTAAAAAGCCCTTTAACTTGTATATTTGATTATAGGAGTTGATCACTCTTAACTTAACACCAACCTAGGGATATGGTAAAATGGAAGATTTTAAAACACTGCCTAAGATGAAGGCATTCCGTGAAGGCGGTCACGCCAAGAGCGAAGAGTATTGCGGCGGCGGCAAGATGCGCAAAAAAGAGGGTGGCAAGATCGCGCACGAGGACGTAGCCGAAGACAAGAAGATGATTAAAAAGGCTTTCAAGCAGCACGATAAAGCCGAGCACGAAGGCGCAGACGCAAGCGAAATCAAGCTGCGCAAGGGCGGCCGCTCCAAGAAGGAGAAGGGCACCGTCACAAAATACAAGGCCGGCGGCGTAGCAAACGCACCGTCCAAGGCAGCCGAAAAGCCTGCGTTCCGCGGCAGCGACGTGGCCAAGGAAAAGTCCAAGCCAGCAGGCGAAAAGGACAAGATCAAAAAAGTTCCACCGACTGGCGACAAAAAGGCTGATGCCCCGTCCAAGGGCGAGGTCAAGGGAAAAGTTGGCAAGGAAGAGTTTTTTAAGCGAGGTGGCGTAAAAAAGTTTAACGTCGGCGGCCTAAGCAATCCAATGATGGATGGTGGCGCGCTGGCGGCTCCCTCGGCATTCCAAGCAGCAAACAACCAGTTCGGACCTAACGCCCCGACAATGCCACCGGTGGCGCCGGCAAACCCGCTTCAAGGCGGCCAGCCTACAGCCTTCCGTCGTGGTGGCAAGGCCAAATCCTGCTAAGGAGCTAGTATGCCATACGAATCAAAAGCACAACAGAAGGCCATGTACGCCGCGGCAAGCGGCAACAGCACACTGGGCATCCCCAAAAAGGTTGCCAAGGAGTTTGTCAAGGCCGGTCCTGCTAAAAAAAATCTTCCCACAAGGAAGACCGGACGTGGGAAATAATTCGTGGCATATTCCGATACAGTAAACGAAACCCAGATCACGGTAGGGCAGCTCATAGAGTATGCCTTCCGTGCCGCTGGCAAGACTGCTGAAGAGCAGACACCGGAGTACGTACAGGCGGCCAAGCAGGCTCTGTACTATATTCTGATGAACCTATCAAACCGTGGCGTGAACCTCTGGATGCTGAAAAACATCATCCTTGGCACTGTCGCGGATCAGACAATTCTGCAGCTGCCTGCAGAGACCATCGCCGTGCGTGAAGCAAACTGGCGATACATTGTCACGCCTCAAATCTCTGAGGCTCTGCCTATTGACAACTACGACGCGCCGGCTTTGTTTGATAATTCATTGAATAATCATGCAACATCCACCGTCTCTGAGAACTGGTTTGGTGCCTTTTACCAGACATCGCAGCGCATGTTTCAGGTTGGATTTAACGCGTACGTCCCAAGCGGTGGCTCGACCACCTACAACTTGGTTCTTGAGGCCAGCAGCGACGGCCTGACGTGGATCACCGCGCAGACACTGCCGGCCACCACGCTGTCGGACAAGCAGTGGGCGTACTACCCAATTGACCCATCGCCGGCGTACACTTTTTTCCGCTTGCGCGAGACAGTAGCGCCGACGTTCTCGCTGCGCCAGATCGTGTTCTCGTACACGCAGCAGGACATTCCGCTGGCTAAGCTCAACCGTGACGACTACTGGAACCTGCCGAACAAGCAGTACCCAAGCCAGCGTTCGCTGCAGTATTGGTTTGACAAGACCATCACGCCGTCGATGTACCTGTGGCCAATCCCGAACAATGACTTCCAGTGCTTTCAGCTGATCATTGAGTCGCAGGTGCTGGACGTCGGCACGCTGACCAATCAGGTGTACGTGCCTAACCGCTGGCTACCTGCAATTCAGGCGTGGCTAAGCCACGAGCTGTCGATACAGTTGCCGGGAACAGACCTGCGCCGAATTGCCTACCTTGAACAGCAGTACGAGAAGTGGCTAAAGTCGGCAGAAGACGGCGAGGAAGACTTGGCACCAATCTACTTCCAGCCGAACATTTCATACTATACTCGCTAATTAAATGATAACTTCTGTTTATTGGATACGCCATAAAGATCATGGTGATGTGTTCAATCAAGGATATATTGGTGTGTCTTCAGAATATAAAAGCCGTTGAGCATTTGCAAAACACGCATCCTTTGCGAAAAGAATGCGTCATAAACGGACAGAACTATAAATCAATAGCGGACGCAGTAAGAAAAACAGAGATAAATAAGCGCACGCTATTGCGGTGGATGAATAATCCAAATGGTAAAAAGAAAAGTAAGTACTCTCATATAATAGAATGCAGGTGGGCATAGATGTCAGTCATAATGACCTATAACAGTTTGGTTCAAAATGTAATTGATTACTGCGAACGTAACGATACGGACTTTATCGCGGCAATTCCGACGCTGATTGCTTTTGCCGAGTCGTCTCTGGCAGCCGAGCTGAAGACATTCTTACAGCTTACCGTGGTAGAGACGACATTGGCACAAAACCAGACGGTGCTGGCCAAGCCCGTCCGATGGCGAAAAACTGTTAGCATGAAGATCAACGGGCAGCCGGTACAGCTACGTGGTCAGGATTACGTGGCGCAGTACCTGAACGAGTCGAGCAACAGTAAGCCGCTGTACTATTCAGACTACGACTTTTCTAACTGGCTGTTCGCTCCGTCTCCAGACACATCCTACCCAGTGGAAATTATCTACTACAACGAAGTGCAGCCGCTGGACGAGCAAAACCAGCAGAACATGTTCACCGCAGTGGCTCCGCAGGCCATGCTTTACGGCACGCTGCTACAGGCACAGGGATATTTAAAGGCTCTGGATAAGCTGCCCATTTGGAAGCAATACTACGACGACGCAATTGCCGCGCTGAAGAAGGAAGACAACACGCGCAAGGTAGACCGAAATACTTCCGTACAGGAACCATAACACATGTCAACATTTACATCGCCGTTTACTGGCACCGTCATTACGCCAACGGACGTATCGTACCTTGCGCTGTCGTTTACAACTAACACGCAGCTGTACTGGTCGCCGGACGCGGACAACCAAGAGGCGGTGGCCGCTCGTATTATCGACGCCAGCACGAGCTCCGCTGGATTGTTTTTGGCTTTGCCTAACGCAACACAAGGCTCGGTTGGCACGGACATCTTGATCCGCAACCTTGGAGCCTACGCGTTTGTCATTACCGACGCCACCGGAGCCCAATCGATTACGCTGAACCCCGGCGTCGCACTGTATTTTTATTTGCAAGACAACACCACAATCGGCGGTTTGTGGGGTGAGGTAACCTTTGGCGCGGGCACGGCAATCGCCAGCGCGGCGGCACTGGTCGGCGCAGGCTTGACCACCGTCTCCGGCCGGCTGGCCACCACGCAGAACATTGCAAACATCAGCACGACGCCGGTGATCAACGACGCAAGCCGAGCCACCACCTATAACTGGAGCGGCGGCGTGGGCGTAATCAACCTGCCAATCGCCTCATCGTTATCTAGCGGCTGGTACATAGGCTTTCGTAACAGCGGCTCAGGCGCGCTGACCGTCACGCCGCCATCACCCACACAGATTAACAACGGCAGCACGATAACTGTTAATCCGGGCGACTCAGGTTTTATTTTCTTTGACACAACAACTCAGAAATATTTTACGGTTGGTCTGGCAAACGAAAGCACGATCACGTTTACCGCCGGCACGTACGACGTCGATTCTATCTCCGGCAACACATTAAGCCTGACCGCGTTTGCCCCAATTATTCAGACGTATGTCTCTCAAAGCGGCACCCGCACACAGTCTCTGGCGGTCACGCTGCCGGCTATTACGCAGCTGTACATCCTGTCAAACACGACAGGACACTCTGGCTACACCGTAACATTCCAGCTGCAGGGCAGCTCCCAGACACCGCTGGCTCTGGCCTCCGGCATTGTGCTGACAGTGCTCAGTAATGGTACCAACTTGTTTACCGTGGCACAGTCGTCCACGGGCTCCAACTACGTAAATAACGGAACCGCTGCGGCTCCCGCGTACTCGTTTACCAGCGACCCGCACTCCGGCTTGTACTTGGACGGCGTCAGCGTGCTTGGTTTGTCAGCCAACAGCACCGAGCTGATTCGCATGGACAACACCAACACGTCCCAGCCTTTAGTTACCGTGGCCGCACGATTAACAGCTAGTCTCATCTCAGGCGGTACATTTCCGTAATGGCTACTAACGACACGAACGCACAGTACAGTAACATTTATACCCTCGCAATTGCTGCGGGGATTAAACGCGACGGTACGATCTTTGAGACGGCCGAGTTTACGGACGGCATATGGTGTCGTTTTCAACGCGAACGTGCAAAAAAGATAGGCGGCTACCGCACGCTGTTTAACAGCTTCACCGGCATCTACCGCGGCATGGTGGCGCAGCCATCCAACGGCATCAACTATGTTTTCGCCGGCAACGCGTACGGCATCGACGTGTTCACCACGGACATAAACTTTGGTCAGGGTGTGGGTCCGTTTACTGCCAGCGTGCTAAAGGGCACAACCTTTTACCCCGTGGTGTCAAACACCACGACGTCCTTGGCGGTCGTAGGAAATCAGACCGCGGCGTTTCCCGCAGGCACCAAGATGGTGTTTACGCAAAGCGGCACGCAGACAATATACACGGTGTCCACGTCCTCGTTTTCTACGCCAAACACAACCGTCAATTTTTCTCCTGCGCTAAGCGCGGGCGTTACGTTGTCCAAGACGTGGCTGGCAAACACATCGGTGTTTACGCCCGACCCAGTGGGCGGCCCGTACCTGCTGTCTTGGCAGTTTGATATTCAATACAGCACAGTGGGAGCGCAGCTTAGCGTGCTGGCGCACGGCGGCTACAATCTGCAGAACATCGACAACGGTGTCCCCTCGCAGGTAATGGTGGGCAACGTAAACCCATCGACTGGCAACTCGTGGAGCTTTGTTGGTCTGTCTGACAGTCTGGGCACCGCGCCAACCTACCAGCCGGTTTCAGTTGATGGAGGTGTGTGCGCGCTTCACCCGTTTATTTTTGTGTACGGCTCGCACGGCTACATTGCAAACAACAACGTCAGCTCGACGTACGCGCAGCAAAACTTCTACGATTGGAACGGCGTGTTTGCCAATCAGGTGAACATGAGCGGCTCCAAGATCGTCAAGGGCTTGCCCATGCGTGGCGGCACCGCGTCGCCGGCCGGCTTGTTCTGGGCGACAGACAGCCTTATTCGCGTATCATTTAACGCGGCCAATGCCCCACAGTATTGGTCGTACGACACAGTTTCTAGCCAAATCTCCATCATGTCTTCCAACTCGGTTGTCGAGATGGATGGTTCGTACTTCTGGATGGGCGTGGACCGGTTCTACTTGTACAACGGCTCCGTGTACGTCCTCCCAAACGACAAAAACGTAAACTGGTTGTTCGATAACTTGAACTACCAGCAAAGACAAAAAGTTTGGGCCACAAAAATTCCAAGGTACAACGAGATTTGGTTCTTTTATCCTCGCGGCACGTCAACAGAATGTAACGATGCCATTATCTACAACGTCAAGGACAAAATCTGGTACGACGCTGGTCAGGCCGTCGGCGCGCAGCGTTCGTGCGGCTACCCAACGGAGATTCTACCTACCCCGCTGTGGGCGGACTGGAACTACAACCCCGTCTATAACTACGGCTCTACCGTCATAGCCACACCGTCAGGGCAGCCGAACGCAACAGCAAGCCAGTTTTACATTGCCGGCGACGTAACCCCGACATTCTCGCCGGGCTCCTACCTGTCGTTTGGTAACGGCGCGACAAGCCTGACGTACTTAGTGACGGCAAGCACGCACGTGTACAACACGACCATAGGCGCGGCAGGAGCCACCTTGGTGACGTTTAATGGAACGCTGCTGGCAACTCCCACAGCGGGAACCTTGGTGTACTCTGTGCAGGGCGGCTATTCAATTTGGCAGCATGAGTTCGGCGTCGATTCCGTGTCCTTGGCGGGCACGGAGGCAATATACTCAAGCATCACGACCAGCGACATCAGCTGGATCGGCGGCACGCCAAGCGGCGACGCGATGCAGGGTGTTAACCGGCGCATGCACATCACTCGATTTGAGCCGAACTTCTTACAGGCCGGCAACATAGCGATGACCGTGTTCGGTCGTAAGTTTGCCGAAGGAATGAACGAGGAGGACTCTGGACCTTACATGTTCGACTCGAACACCGGCAAGATCGACCTGCGCGTCGAGCACCGACTGGTTCGCCTGCAGTTCGTGTCTAACGAAATTGGTGGGAACTACGAGATGGGTCGTAACATCATCACCGCAGAATACGGGGATCAACGCCCCTAGTAAGTCCTTAATTATAAAGGACTTTTTAAATATGAATTATAAAAAAATATACGATCAGCTAATTAAGCGAGGGATAGAACGATGGCTTTTTGTATAAGTACGGGACGACACGCACCTAAACATAAAATTATTAAGGCTTGGAGGCTATGAGTTCGTCGGCCGGCAATCGACAAACTGCTCCCATATTTCCTTTTAATCCGGAGGACATGGAGTGGCACGACTGGAACGGCAACTTTGTTATCTGGTACGGTCAGGAACCCATAGGGCACGTGGAGGAAAAAGATTGGCAGATAGTGGCGCACCAGATCGCCGGACTGCCCACCTTTTCCTCGTACCCAGTCAACGCGCCAGATACGTACGCCAACTGGCAGGACTGGGCAAAAGATTTAACAACGGCAATTAACGGATTTAGCCACTAATCAGGGCAAACACTCAGGTTTCTTTGTATATTTAAATACAAGAAGACACGAGGTTTATCATGGTTACATTCCAAAAAGAAGACTTTAAGCAGGTGTTTAGCGAGGCCACGGAGCTTCTGCGCAAGCACTACGCGGAAGTGGCCGAACGGCAGGACGTGATTGCCCTTGACCCAGACGAGGCGCGGTATCAAAAACTATTCGACATGGACATGTTGGAAATTCATACCGCGCGCGAAGACGGCAAGCTAATCGGGTACAGTGCTTGGTTTGTTGTCATGAACATGCACTATAAAACCAGCCTTACCGCGTCGTCGGACGTGATCTACATAGACCCTGCGCACCGCAAGGGCATGGTGGGGGCCCGCTTTATTAAGTGGACCCTGCAAGAAATTAAAAAAAGAAAACCGCAGCGGATACTGTTTCACGTAAAGCCGACTGTAGACTTTGGTCCGATCTTGGAAAGATTAGGTGCCAAATACTTCGAAAAAATCTACTCTTTGGTACTGGATTAAAAAATGGCAATTGATGCTGTTGTAGGGGCGGTAGCAGCTACAGCTCCCGAAATAGTTGGCGCGTCGGCTTTAGGGTCTATGGCATTTCCTATTGCAGACATTGGCCTGTCTGCGGGCATGACGGCTGCCGATGCCGCGACCGCAGGGCTTTCGCTCAAAGATGTAACAACTGGCTTGCAAGGTCTTAACGCGATTAAAGGGCTAACATCCGGCGCACCCTCCGGAGCTCCTAGTGGCTACGGTGCATCTGGTGCCGGTGGAGCGTCTGGCGCAGGTAATTCATACCCAAGCACCAGCTTTACTCCCTCGTTCGGCGGCGGCGATCACATCAGCCTGACAAATGCTCCCTCTTTTTCTAGCGCGCCAAGTCAAGCCGCGTACAGCCTGCCACAAAACTTAGCCAGCGAAATTCAAGCGGCCAAGGAAGGCGGGCACATGGTGCAACGATACGCCGAAGGCGCAGCCGTTGACTTTTCCCCAGTTTTTGGTGGTGGCGACCAAAGCCACACAGCAGAGTTTATGCGGCACATTGCACGCCCGCACATCGGCAGAATGAGCTTTCCGGTGTACGCCGAAGGCGGCAATGTAGAGGAGCACACCCCAGAGTTTTATAGTGAGGGTGGCCTTGGCACGCTGGACAATCGATATGTCAAGGGGGAAGGCGACGGCACCAGTGACAGCGTCCCAGCCATGCTCGCAAACGGCGAGTTTGTCATTCCGGCTGACATTGTGGCCAGCCTAGGAAACGGCAGCAACGACAGCGGTGCCAGCGTGCTTGACCAGTTTTTAAAAGTGGTACGCGAGCACAAAAAAGATCACGGCGTAGAGGAGCTTCCGCCGGACAGCAAGGGTATTCTTTCCTATATCGCTGAAGCCAAAAAGAAAGCATAGACATGTCACTTTTATCTGGATTAAACGCAAACACGGGCACATCCACCACCACGATGCCTTCGTGGTACGACACCGCGCAGCAGAATGTTATCAAGCAGGCGCAGGGAATTCAGGCTCCGCAGCTAGGCCAGACAGTGGCGCAGGGAGCCATTAACTCGCTAAGCGGCCCCAACAACCCGTTTGCGCAGGCCACCGGCTCATTAAACACCATCGCATCCGGTGCCGCCAATCCTTGGATTGTTGACCCGAACACGGGAGCGGTAACACCGAACACAAGCACCGCAATGGGAGGTTTGTTTGCGGCGCAACAGGATCAGCTGAAAAACTCTATGCCGGGCGTGGTGGCGCAGCCGGATGCACAGTCCATTGGCGGTGGCGGCTTTGGCAGCTTGCGCGGCATGACCGCTGCAGATACCGCGATGGCCAAGGCAACGACAGACCTGTCGGCACAGCAGATGGCCGCGGCACTGCAAAACCAGCAGACAGGCACGCAGGCTGCGTCGGCATTGGGTAACGTGGGGCAGCAGGGCATCAATACCGCCATGAACGTGGGTCAGGAGCAGATGGTTGCCCCGTACGCCAACTTGGCCAACTACGCGAACATCATCGCGGGTGTAAAGCCGGGGGCTACCGTCTCCACGTCGCAAAATCAATCTGCCATAAATCAGTTGGGTGGGCTGGGTTCCTTGCTAAAAAATGGCACTCCTTACGCAGACTCATTACTAAAATCCTTGGGATACTCTGGCGGATTGGCTGGTCTTTTGGGTCCAAATATTCCGTCTACGAGCACCATGTCCGGTGTTCCGGGACAAGATAACGGCACGTACACCGACAGCTCTGGCGTTACGTACGACAGCATGGGCAACCCAGTGTCTCAAGGTCCAGCTCCTACAGACACAGGTTCTGCTCCTAACCCAACTGACCAAACAGGAAATCTTCCGACGGATTTGTTCAACAATAACGTAAGTACGGGCTCTGTTCCAGATGCGGGGACTTTTAGTTACAACCCTCCTGACAGTTACTCATACGGCTTTTAACCAGCTAGGAATATATAAACATGGCTTTAGAAGATCAAGCAGGCGGGTTAGATAGCCTCGACGGCGGCGTGCCGGTGACAGAGACAATTAATGTTGGCGGCGCAAAGATGCCGCTAAAGACGGTGCTTAACTCCGACATACTGAAAAACCTTCAGGACGAGTTGGATCGCCGCACAGGCAAAAGCACGAGCAACTTTGAACAGCTGATGCAGGGCTTTAGAGAAAACGCAGCGTTTAACTCTCGCGACCCCTCGGCTGCGCTTAGCCAACTAAGCGCGGACAAGCGCGCCGAGCAGCAAGAAATTTTGAACATGCGCAACACCATCGCATCTGTCAAGCAGGCGCAGGCTCTGCAGGCTCGTCAGGCGCAGGGTTTGAATCGTATGGTTGACGGCGGTGCTGGTGGTGCTGGCGGTGCTGGCGGTGGCATATCCGACATTGACCCAATGACCATGAAGATGATTCTTGAGCTACGGGATCAGGGCGACATTGCAGGTGCTCAGGCACTCCTGCAAAAAGCAGTTGCCGGACTTGCAGACGCAAAAAACAAGTTTGCCTATAACCCTTCGGCGTACATCACCCAGCCGGTTATGATAGGCGGAACAAGCTATGACCTCAACCCTCTTGAGCTTCAGATGCTACAGAAAATGTCTCCGGAAGTTCGGGCAGACTGGCTGAAAAATAAAATGGCCAGCATACAGGGCTCGGCTACCGCAGCAACACCGGCTGTTCAGACTTCGCCGGTCGCAACAGGAACAAATGTTCAAACCTTGCCGTCTAATGTTCCACCTTCGCAGGTCAATGCTCCACCTTCGCAGGTCAATGCTCCACCTTCGCAGGTCACAACTGACGGCGCACCAAAGACCAATTTGCCGTGGGGTCAGCAGCTTAATGAGATGCAACTTCAGCAGCTGCTAAGCATGCCGAAGGAGGCCAGAGATGATTGGCTAAGAAAAGCAAAGCAGCAGGCCGCAAAAACTAATGTTCCGCCTTCGCAGGCCACAACGGGCAATGTAGTTGCGCCTGCGGCAGAAAAGCCTGTTGCTCCGGTACCTTATGAGCTTCCGCAGGGTGTTCAGCTGCCTTCCGGATATAACGTACAAACAGAGTCCGACGTATTTCCTAATCTAGGACCAGCGAAAA